CTAGGGTTGAAACCCAGCCAGTGGCGCATGGCGGATGATGGGGATGACTGTTGTGTTATGGTTGAGGCTGACGTTGCTGACATGGTTGCTTTGCAGCTTCCGGTCGTGTTTCGTGGTTTTGGGCAGGAGTTGAAGATTGAGTCAGTTGCCAGGACATTGGGCACGGTTAGCTTGTGTGGAGCTCGACCGGTGCGGGTCTGTGGGCAGCGGGTCATGGTACTCCACCCTAAGCGTGTTATCGGTAAGACAAGGCTCGGTATAAAGAGTAGGTCTGAGAAGTTTATCGCTGATTACGTGAGCACGGTTGGTGTTGGCTTGTTGGCTTTGCACAGCGGTGTGCCTGTCTTGCAGTCACATGCCCTAGCGTTAAGGCGCGCTAGTAAAACTCCGCTTAGGGAATTGCCAGGTGCTTACCTTTATCGGTTGGCGTACTTGGCAGACCCGTACGCTGTTGTCGCGCGCCCCGTGACCTTGGAAGCTAGGTTGGACTTCGCAGTCAGCTTTGGAGTGGATATATCTGCCCAGCTGGAGCTTGAGGCTTGGTTCGACCTGCTTACCCGAGAGCAGATACTAGGGTTGGCACCGCCCCGTGAGGTGCCGGGAGACAAATACGATGGTGAAAACTAAAGTTTTGTCCCCGGCCGCTGGCAGGCGGAGGGGTCGTAAGATGGCAGCGTTGGTTAAGCAGGTTGAGAAGATGGTTGTTGCACCCGCGGTCCCAGGTCAGGGAACTAGTCGGGGTGCGCGGCGTAGAAGGGCTCAAGGCCGTATGGGGCCCATGGAGTATGTTGAGGCACCCGTTGCTCTGGGTGTCAGGCGTGTTAATCCGGTAGCTCGTGTGAGTGGCACCGGGAATGTAGTGGTTGTTCAGCACCGTGAGTATGTGGCCGATGTTATCGGCTCTATTCCGTACTCCGTGCTAGGATATGCCGTTAATCCCGGTGTTAGCACGACTTTCCCCTGGTTGTCAGTTTTGGCACGAAACTTTGAGAAGTATCGGTTTCGCCGCCTTGATTTCTGCTTTGAGAGTAGTGTAGCTACTACTGCAGCGGGGGTAGTTTTGTCGGCCATTGATTTGGACGCGAATGATCCCGCACCACCATCTAAGCAGGTCATTATGGCATACCAAGGCGCTTCGCGGTCC